TAATAACCTTGGTTAAAGGAGGCTTGAATGGCCAATTCAGACGTAAGGGCTAAACGGCTTACGGGGGCTGGAGCGGCCTCTACGGGTCGTGCGCGGCTCCGTCAGGTTCAAGTCTTGACCGCCGCGGGTGCGGGAAGGTTAACCATGACCGACGGAAATGGCGGTGCAACCGTGGTTGATTTAGACTTTTCACAATCTCAAACTCATTCGGTAAATATTCCGGACGAGGGGGTTTTGTTTACGTCAGATATCCATGTGAGCGTTGCAACCAATGTCACGGCATTAACTATATTCTTTAGTTAGGGCTGATCATGGCTTCTAAGCGCGACGACAAGATGCCCAAGCGCAATAAAAAGAATTTCCGCCCTACGAAAAAAGGGGCGGGAATGACAGAAGCTGGCGTAAAAGAATATAGAAAGAAAAACCCCGGTTCCAAGTTAAAAACAGCGGTAACGGGAAAAGTAAAAAAAGGCAGCAAGGATGCAAAGAGACGTAAATCTTTCTGCGCCCGTTCTGCGGGTCAGATGAAAAAGTTCCCTAAAGCGGCTAAAGATCCAAATAGTCGTTTACGGCAGGCTAGGAAGCGTTGGAAATGTTAGAACGTCCGTTACTGGTTATTGTTTTGTCTACAAGTTTAGGTCTTATTGGGGCGGTATCCTACGCGTGGGCGAGTTGGACAACGGAAACTCTTATATCTGTGGACAAGCGCACCGAGGTAATGGCGACTCAGATTGAATACATAAAACTAGAGATGGAGAAAGCCTATGGCGGCAATGTCCAAGCGTACAAAGCAGAATAAAACCCCCAAGGGTTTAACCTACTTTCGAAAAGGTGGGGAGGCTTCATCAAAAAGCAAAGGAAGTAAGATCTGTCCAAAGGGTAAGGCTTGGGCGAAGCGCACGTTTGATACATATCCATCAGCATACGCTAATATGGCTGCATCTAAATATTGTAAGGATCCGAATTATGCTAAGAAGTCTAAGGGAAAAGCTTAAATGGGCGAGCTTAAAAAATGGCGTGATCAGAATTGGGTTAGGATTAACTCAAGCGGTGAGATCGCTGGCAAATGCGGTACGTCTAAGGATAAAAAAAACCCTGATCGCTGTCTTCCTGCGTCCAAAGCAAGATCTCTCTCCAAAAGCGAAAGAAGATCCACCGCTGCAAAGAAAAAACGTGAAGGCGCAAAAGGCAAAACCGTCGTCAAAAACACAAAAGCCGCAGAAGTCCAAAACGCAAGATTCGGCGGCGAAATCTCGCACCAAAAAGCCAAAAGGAAAAGCCCGCGCCCGAAAAACGGGAAAGTAGTAGCAAGAGGATGCGGGAAAGTGCTTTCCAATCGACGTAAGTTTACGTCGGGGTCCGTGAGTACGTGATGCGCGTTGAGTTTTTTGAACCTAAGCTTGAACAAGGAATTGTCCACGAAATACTTCAGTGGTCTAAGGACGTTTTAGAAACGAATAGTTCTTTTTTTGGAGGGTTGCCTCCGTGTCCTTATGCGCAAAAGGCTTGGGCAGACCACAAAGTATCTATAATGTTCAAGTACGAACCTAGCTTTCAGGTTTTGTATACGTCCATTTCTCAGTTTGACGATAACTTTGATCTTAACATAATTGTGGATATTAACTATGAGCAAGATCCAGAAAATTTTCACGAATATTTGCATAATCTCAATGGGTGCATTGCTGACGGGATGTTCATTGATAGAGATATTTGGTTGATGGGTTTTCACCCACATGATGAGCCAAATGATTTTGTTGCGGAACCATCTGAAACTTTTGAACCTGTTGTGGATCAAGAATATGCTATGATATTTGTACAACGGTTGAGTAAGTTGCAAGAAAGCGCAGACAAACTTGCAAAAAGAGGCTATTATAAGCCTTACGAAGAAGATTACAACGCCAAGGAACTATTTGAACACAGACATCAACTGTATAGGAGACTTAGAAATGGCAATGCGTCCTAAAAAGAAAATGCGGGCTGGCGGCATGGTTAAGAAAATGCGGGCTGGCGGCATGGTTAAGAAGATGCGCGGTGGTGGAATGGTTAAGAAGATGCGTAAAGGCGGAATGGTGAAAAAGAAATGACCATTCGACCTAAAGCTCGCCCTGCTAAGTTAGAACGGGATTTGCGTAAAAAACGCATGAAAGCTGCGGCAAAGAAAAGAAAGCAGGGTTTAGACGATATGAAACGTTTTGAACCAAAAAGGTTTAAGGCAATAAAAAAAGATTCGAATAAAAAACTTAAAAGCGCCCTTGGTTTGCGCAAAGGCGGAATGGTAAAGAAGAAGTAAAATGGCTGTATCTGGAAGCACAGATTTTGAGCTTGACGTAGCCGAATACGTTGAAGAAGCCTTTGAGCGCTGTGGGCTTGAGGTTCGTACTGGTTACGACCTCAAAACTGCTAAACGTTCTTTGAACCTGTTGCTTGCAGATTGGGCAAATCGTGGGTTAAACCAGTGGACTATCAAACAACGCTCTGTAACGTTGGTTGTTGGCGACGGTGAATACGACTTAGGAACGGACGTCATCGACGTTCTTTCCGTAGTAGTTCGGAGGGACGGGACCGATTACTCTCTTGAACGTTTAAGTCGTGATGAGTTTCTCAACATTCCTACAAAAACAACACAGGGACGACCTAATCAGTTTTTCTTAGATCGACAGCTTACGCCAAACTTAAAGATTTGGCCCACCCCTGAAAATACCACCGATTTAGTGATTTTTGACGCCTTAACACGCATAGATGATGCGGATGTGTACACTAACACAATGGATTTACCATTTCGTTTTTATCCTTGTTTAGCGGCAGGGCTCGCGTATTACATTGCTTTGAAAAGAGCGCCAAACAGAGTGCAACTGTTAAAAGCAGTCTATGAAGAAGAGTTTGAACGTGCAGCAACGGAAGACAGGGATCGTTCCTCGTTTAATGTTGTTCCAAGATACGAGTATTACAGAACAGGATAATGGGTAAATTTGCTTCAGGAAAACACGCTTTTGCAATCTCTGATCGTAGTGGTCAGAGATATCTTTATCGTGACATGAAGCGGGAATGGAATGGCTTACTGGTAGGACCAGACGAATATGAACCCAAGCATCCTCAATTAGGGCCTTTTAGAAAGGTTAACGATCCGCAGGCGTTGAGAGACGCTAGACCAGAGCCAAATCTGGTACAGGAAAGGGCAGTCCAACATGGTTTTGCGCCAGTAGGGTTTGCCGGGATACCCGGAGTGTCACCTGATAATCTTTTAGCCCCATTTGCCTTGGTAGGAACAGTTACGGTGGTGATAACATGAGCTTTACATTAACTACCTTGAAGCAGGCGATACAAGATTACACTGAAAACAGTGAAACTACGTTTGTAAACAATCTAAACACATTCATTAAAATTGCCGAAGAACGCATTTTAAAAACGGTACAATTAGATTTTTTTAGAAAGAACGTTACGGGAAACGTTTCTGCATCCAATAAATATCTTGCCAAACCCACTGACTTTTTGGCTCCGTTTTCGCTATCTTTAGAGATAAGTGGAAGCAAAGAATTTCTTGAATTTAAAGATGTTAGTTTTTTACAAACCTACACTCCAGATTCTTCTGTAACGGGCACCGCAAAGTATTATTCTGTTTTCAACACAGATAACTTTATTTTAGCGCCCACTCCAAACGCTGCCGCAAACGCGGAATTGCACTATTTTTATCGACCGACAAGTTTAGTTGATGACGCGAGCGGCAGCACTTGGTTAAGTCAAAACGCGGAGTTAACGCTTTTGTATGGATGTTTAATTGAGGCGTACATCTTTATGAAGGGCGAGCAAGATGTTATGGCGATGTACGACAAACGGTATCAAGAAAGTTTGTCGGGTTTAAAACTATTAGGTGAAGCAAAAGAAACCACTCAGGATTACCGCGTGGGTCGCGTAATCAGGCAAAAACAATAAGGTGCTATTATGGCGATTACTCAAACAACATGTACGTCTTTTAAGCTTGAGCTTCTAAAGGCAGAGCATGACTTTGATGCACATACGTTCAGGATAGCTTTGTATTCTAGCGCGGCTTCTTTGGGTGCGGATACAACTGTTTATAGTACATCAAACGAAATAACTAATACAACTGGAACGGCATACACTGCGGGGGGCAAGCCGTTGACAGTGACATCTACATTTCCAAAGACCTCTGGCACAACGGCTATTGTGGACTTTGATAATATTTCATGGACTGACGCAAGCTTTACAGCAAGGGGGGCGCTGATCTATAACGCGAGTGCTTCCAATAAAGCTGTTGCTGTGTTAGACTTTGGAAGCGACAGGGTTGCTAGTGATAGTACCTTTGAAATACAATTCCCCGTAGCGGATGCCACATCTGCTATAATTCGCATAGCATGATAGGAGTTATCTAAATGGCGAGCTTTAACAAAGTAAACGATTTTGTGGTAAACGCAGTCCACAA